AGCGGGCATGACGCAAAAGAAGCCTACGAGATTGCTCGAGACATGATCAAAGAACGAAAGGTTCAGGGATGATTGACTATATCGAAGGGGTGCTTACGCTCAACCAGTTGATCAAACAACTACACGAGCAGCTTCTACACAAACAATACTTGGACGCCAAGGAAACCTGTCACAGGATCACCTCCGAGTCCCGGTTAGTCTTCAACCAAATCAAGATCCAAGAAAATGATCTGCCCTAACTGTGCCAGAAGCGCACTGTGCAAGTCCGTAGATGGCACATCCCGTCTGTACGTTTGCACGAATTGCAAAACCAGATTCCAAACAGTTGAAACCATAGTAGCCATTGAGGATGGGATGACAGTCATCGAGAAGGTCAGAGAGTACCTAAACACCCACAAGAAGCCGGTCACAATCAAACAACTAGCAGATCGATTCCTGTTAAGCAAAACCGGGGTTCGAGAAGCTTTGATGAAATTGGAGAAACAAGGAAATGCCCAACGCCAAAAAACAGGATCAACGGACTTCTGGTCGTTCAAAGCCCAGCCCTTTGACGGCTTGGCCGTTCCCAAAGCACCCAATCCCAAACCCCGGACACCCGCCTTTGTCCGACCGATCCAGAACTCGTACCCAGCGATACGCGGATATGATGACTGAACTAGGGGAAGGAAAATGACCTACCAAACACTTGGCGAACTTATCAACGACAAACTCAAGATCAACGAGATCATGACCGAAGACCAGAAGGCAGACGACCTACAAGCCGGAGGGAACCACTACAAGGATCTCGCCATCCAGCCGTGGCACTTGATGGAAGATGTCTTAACCCGCGAGGAGTTCATAGGCTACCTAAAAGGCAACCTTATCAAGTACGCCATGCGTCAAGGTAAGAAAGACTCGCCCGACGCAGCGAAGTACAAGCACTACGTTATGAAACTCTCGGAAGTGCTGCTTGAACAATAAGCTCACCCCAAAGCAGCGGGCACACATACACAGGGTCAAGGAACTACCTTGCTCTGTGTGTGACGCCTACCCCCCTAGCGAAGCGCACCACATAGAACAGAAGCTTCAGTACTGTGTGGTCGCACTCTGTCAGGATTGTCACCGCAACTGGCACGGCACCAAGGAACTCTGGCGCATCCGGAAAATGGATGAACTAGACGCCCTCAACATCACCATCGAACGACTGGTGTAAACGTTGACACCCCGTAAACGTTTACACCCTACTTTGTTGACTTTCTCAGCAACTCAGCCTGTTTGGCTAGGTCGATGATCAGTAGTTGGATGGTGTCGATCTGGATCCGTTTATCCTCACCGCTCATGGTCGGGTCTTCCGTAATGAGCCGGATATTCTGACGCAGCTTGGCCATTTGTTTTGACGTGTTGTCATACATCTTGGCCAGTGCAACCTTGTCGCCGCGGTCTTCCATAATCCGTTGGATGTTCTTAGAGTCCCCAATAGCAGCGTAATGCCGCATGTCGGCCATCGCCTGACTGATTTCTCGAGCGTTCTCATAGAAGGACGTGACGTATTCAGACTGCGTAGCCGGCAGGGATCGGATGAATCCTAAGCTCACCCCATCCACCCACCGTTCAGCGGGGTATGCGCCCTCTTGGAACGGCGCTACGGCGTGTTTGGACGCCCAAGCTACCGTACCCCCTAGCCAGCCAAAATACGCCTTAATCGCGTAATCTGCCTGCACAGGGCTGATCTCTCCCTTGGTCGGCAGGAACAGGTTACTGACGCCCGACAACGCGATAGCAAGCGGGCTGGTGTTGTCAGTCTTCCGTTCTTCTTTAGACAGACGCTCCATGCCCGCGGATTCAATCGGCGCACCGGTAAACGAATCCTTGTTCGCATACAGGTCAATCAACGGTTTGAACATCTGAGGAGTGGGATTCAAGGCAAACGTATCGCCGATCATCCTGCGTAGACTGTTCTCGAGTTGTTTACCTTCAGAGGTCTCGTCGAACAGCTGCTCCGCCACCCGCTCAGCCAAGGTTCCGAACGCACCGATTTCAAACGGTTTCGGGATACGAAGCGCGTAGTCCATCCCGGGAACTCGGAACCACCAGAAGTTGTCCCGATCCCAGTCAGTGCGTTTCTTGTATTCATCGTCATCTTTAAAGGCAAAGTACAGAGCAAGAGACGCGAGGATAACGCCGCCCGTTACTACCGAGAACGATGACGCTTTACGTTTATCGTCCATGTCAGATTCTTTGCCCGTCAAGGTGTTGTAAAACACCCGCGCGGTCGGACTGACACCATCTCTACCAAGCTTGTAAAGACCTTGGATACGAGCATTCAAGAACGGAACGATCTGAGTCAGATACCTGAACGCACCCCAAGATCCCTGCATGGAGAAGTCTAGGAGATCTCGAGCCATGAACGATGCGGTCAGATGATCGTAGCCTTGGTCCTTAAGTTTCGTATACAGGGCAATACGGTTAGCAGCTTCAGACCGGTTCCCCCACTCCTGATACTTGTCCCAAGCAACCCGCAGGCCGCTCATGATCTTGTCTTTCGTATCAAGAATGTTGTCAGGATCTACGCCTTGTTTGATAAGACGCTTCACAAGCGCAGCCTGATCGCCCTCAACAATCGATCCAAAGTTGAAGATCGCACCGCCTGACAGAGCGGAGATATACCTTGGATTGTCTTTACTCGATCCTCTCCAACCGTCCAGAACATTTAGCGTTCCGGACAACGCTTGCGCTTGGATCGAATCCCGGAACAGGTTTCGTACCTTGAACGCCGGAGAGATAGTTACACCGAATTGGAGCAGGTTCTTGAAGTCCCGCATCGCACTGAGAAACTTACTCTTGGGACCCAAGTAACCGATAGAAGAGATCGACTCGAGAAGCAGGGGCTCGTACACCGAGAAGTAAGCAGGGATCCCGTCAATCATTACCTTGACGTTCGCTGAATCTTTTTTGCTCTCAGTCATCCATCCCTGCAGGCTTCCGTCACCGGCCAGTTCCCCAGTAGAACGGACATACACCTGCCCGTTTTCCATGACATACGCCGACTTCAGATTAGGCGCTACGTCTCCGCTCTCCATAGCTGCATAGACGGTTTCTATCGCTGCCCGGTTCTTCATAGAAGCCGACAATATGTGGTTCCAGTTCCGGACAATGTTTTCCATCAGATCACCGAACGGACTCTGACCCCCTTCGATGTTTTTGGTGAAGTACTGATTCGGTAGACCAGTAGAATCCATCGCGGCCGACAGCATCCCGTCTTCCATCTCGCGATAGAACGGGATGTACCAGATGTCATTGGCAAACCGTTCATAACCAACAGGGTTCGCCAGCAGATCAGCAATCTTCGCCGCCTTTTGTTCTTCAGTCAGATCGTCCCGCTGGCTTGTCCGTGCGATCTCCTTTTCGGTGGACATGATTAGTCCTTGCCGAAGAGGGATCTGCAATACAGAACGGTTCAGCACGTTCATCTGATTCCGCACTTGGATGTAAATCTGGCGGCGATTCTTACCACCCAGATCACCATCAGCCAGTTCTTCCTTGCGCTTCATCAGTTCTTCAATGTCTTCAAACCGGGAGTTCTTACCGTCTTTTGCGAGCTGAGCCTCACGGTTAAGCGCCATCCAGATCAGGAAACGATCTACTTCTTTCCCGACCGGAGCCAAGATCTCTTTAAGACCTTTGGTGTTTTGTTTAATGTCCAGAGCCCCATCGTGCAGATAGACCTCACCGTGGAACATCAACCCTTCCAAAGCGCCGTCTACTGTCCTAGACATACGCGCCAGCATGTAGGCATGTTCGCTGTAGTCCTTGATGGTCCGGTACTGATCGGCAATCCCTTGCGCCATACGCTTCCAGAACTGGTCGCGCATCCCGACAAACTTGTCGATGACCGTCGCCCGCTGCGGGGTGTAGATCGGCACAAGCTTGTCGAACAGTTCTTTATCCACCCCTTCAAAGTTCTCCGACTTCAGAGGTGTGCGCTTCTGTAAGAACTTTTGAGCCTCGTCAACGACCTTATCAACTGACTTACGAACGATCTGCTGAGCTGGCTCGCCTTCAAACAGCATCGTCGTACTTTGGAACTTGCCGTCTCCTTTGATGATGCTATCCAAGGCTTTCAACAGCACCGCATCAGAGGACAAACCAAAGATTCCTTTGATCTTTTTAACGAACTCTGACAGCCAATTTTTGAGCCGGCCCCAAGCAGTGTCACCAAGATCGAATCGATTCTGGACTAAACGTGTCGCGTTAACAGCCCAGTATTCAGAAGGATTGACGTACTGATAGAAGTCATACGGCACGTCACCGTTCTTAATCATCTCCTTCATGACCATCATCTTGTCGTCGATGGACAGATCAGGGCCACCGAAGTGGAAGCTCATCAGGAGTTCAAAGAACCGTTCCTGTGCAGGAGTCTCCGCTCGACGAGCTGCAGCGGTGATATCCATCAGCCACCGCTCACGGATCTTGTCCTGTACCTCTGGCGGCATCATCCGTTCGAGGTGATGCAGGATCTCGTGGACAGCAGTATCAAACTGCGCGGTCTGCGGAACCAACAGCATGATTTGGCTGATCTGATCGTATTCGCCACTGACCCCTTCAGCGCCTTGGGCAATGCTGATACCCAGCGTATCCAGAAGTGTCGGGTTCTGGTCAATAAACCAGAGGGCCATCTCAACGCCGTCATCAGACAACATCCCCCGTCTACGGGCGTTTAGCAGGCGCTCCCTAATAAAGTCGGCACCACGCACTCGAGGCGCTGCAGGCTTAGATGCAGGATCCCGGTCTAGAGCAGTCTTAACCCCATCAATAAACCCGGCATCACCAATCACTCCTTCAGCGTGTTGCTTAGCGAGAAACTTGATGCGCCGCTTAGTCTGGATGCGGGTCTTCTCTACGACAGGCTGAAACGGAACAATCGACTGCAGCGGAGGTTTAGTAGGCTTGGAACGCTGGTCAATGATTGCCCGCGTTGCCGAGTCCATCATGTTGGCATTGAGATCAAGGTTGTACTGAGATATGAACTGTCCGATTAGTTCTTGTGCTTCTCGAGCGCCAACCAGCTTTCTATACAGATCACCAACAGAGACAAAGCCTTCGCCCTCTTTGACGATCTTTTTGCCTACTTTGTTTTTGAACACATGGATCCGGTACTCACCACCGACCTTGAGCTTGAGCATCTGAACTGTTTCAGCGTCAGCGTCGATGACAATACCGCCTAGATCCATCAGTTCAATAGCCTCTTGCGGAGACTTCATCTTGCCTGCGACCTTGGCCATCGTCTTCGCAAGATCGAAGTTCGTCGGCATCATGAAGCCCTGACGCAGATCTCCTTTGTCATCCGTATAGCTAATCAGGTTCCCGCTGTATCCAACGATGGCTTTAGCGCGGACCAGATTCCCTCCGATAATGATTCTGTTTTCCCGGACGTTATTCTGGTTTCGGTCAAACGCATCTAGAATAGGGATCATCTCAACGCCAGAACCGTCAGCGTTAGCAACAGCCATTTCTTTTTCTGGCTTAAACACTATTTTGCTAGCTTGTGCAGCTTCTTTCTCTGCC